TTTGTGTAGATGTAGGAATATTACCAGATGTGAATATAACTGATCCACCACCTGAGTTACCAGCACCTGTTACTGTATAGTGAGTTGTAATAGTTTTAGTTGTTTCAGTTCCATTAGCTGAACGAATAATTACTTGAATATCTGAGTCTTGGAATATCTTAAATGTATAACTAAACGTGGTAGTTGAACCATCACCACTATAACTGTTTCTAACTGTAGTTGAAGATATTGTCATATTTAGAAACCTTTAAACAATACAGATGGTTTTGTAAACAAAAATTCTTGACCACTATCTTTTTTCATTTTTCTTTCCATTTCTCTAAGATAACCAGGTGATAATGTTTCCATAATTTGATAACCGATTGCATAATCAAATGCTGTTTTTAAATAAAATAAATTTAAAAAAGGAGTATTACCAACAACAGATTTATATGCTTGTCTTAATGCTGGATCTTTTTCTCCCCTAATTCCATATTTAATTGCTTGTACAGCATTGAATGCTTCAGTAGCAAATGGTCCAGCAGCTGTTGCCATAATTTCAGCTCCTGTTCTTGTTTTAGAAAATAAAAAATCGCCATAGATACCTAATCCACCACCTTGTAACATTGCTGCATAAAAAGTATCTAACTTATTAGGATCTTTTGGAGATCTACCTTTTAATAAATCTTTTGCTGTCATTGCTATATAACCAAATATTCCAGCACCAACTACTAAATTTGCCATACCAAATAAACCTTTTGCATATTGTCCCTCTTTAATAAAAGACATTTCTCTTCCAAATGCTTTTTGTAAGATAGCCATAGGAAATGCTTTAAATTGAAAAAAGAATCTTACAGCTTCACCCATTCCAGTTCCTGCCATTAATCCTTGTTTCATAAAAGCTCTTGTTCTAGCATCAGGTTCAATAACTGCATAACTAGATCTATCTAAAAACATTCCAGATACTTTTGCTTTTAATGTATCTCTGTATAAATCTATTTGTCTTTCTGTTGCTTTTTTTAAATTCATTAAATCTAATATTTGTTCTTTAGATAAATTATCTATATTTCTAACAGAAAAAAATTCTTTACCATCATCAGCTTTTTCAACATCTAATTTTCTAATTGTATTCCATAATTTTTCATCAATACCAAAATGACTTATTAATCTTTTAAATTGTGATTCTAAATTTGCAAAAGGCGTATTTCTTTGTTTTGCAACAAAGTTACTCATACCAAGCATAGCTCCTTCTTTTAAAGTATTAGTCCACCAATTAAGTAAATTTAATTTAAAAAATGTTCTTTGTATTTTTGTAAAGTTTCTACTTAAATTATCTCCAACAGAATATCTTGCTGCTAAATCATAAATAAGATTATCAGCCATAAATCCTAACTGTTCCGCTATTTCTCTTTTTTTTGCTGTGTTTTTAATTTTAGCTAAATTACCCATAGCTTCAGCGATACCACCTAAATAAGTTCTACCTTGATATGATAATTCTTTTGCATACAAATGAATATCAGCCATAGCAGAAACAACAGCTCCTCCAAGTTTAGCCATTGATAATATAGATCTAGTAATAGCAGACCATTTTGCTGCACTAAAATTTCCAATAGTATTTACAGATCCATCTATTTCTGCAAATTGATAATCATATTTTCCTTCATTTTTACCAATTTCATCTATGTATTTCAATTTATTTTGTTTTGTTAATTGTTTAGCAATAGAACTTTTTATTAATTGAAAATTTTGTTTTGGTTTAGTTCCAAGAGTTGTAATCATTCCAATGTTTCTTCCTGCATTATTTAACCCAAAAAAGAATGATTCTCTTAAATTACCAGAACCAAATTTAGAATTATAATCAAACCAATCATCAGATGTATTAAAATGTAATACTCTCTTAGCAGCAAGTTTAGTTGTTACATCTTTAGATCCAAAAACTCCTGAAGATCCTTCTGCAAGAACATGATTATTTTTTACTAATGAGTTCCATACAAAAGCTAAAAATTCATCTTTATTATCAGTTCCATCAAATGTTCTTTCTGCTAATTTTGGTTTTATATATTCTTTCCAAGCATTAAAATTTCTATCAACTCCACCAGTATAATCTGCAACATTTTTATTATCTTTTAATTTTAAAACATCTGCAGCATTTCTTATTTGCATTGGATCATGTGTTTGTCTTACAATCCAACCAGGTAATTTATCTATATTAGCACCAAGATTATTTAATTTTTTTCTAACAGATTCAGAAAAATCAGACATAATTTTAGCAAGATCAATTATTTCTTTTACTGTTTCTGTTACTTTTTTTCCTTCACCAATTTGCCAAATAGTTCTTGATACTCTTCTATCTATATCTTCAGTTGCAGTAGCAAAAAATTCAACTAAATTATTTTGTCTTAATTTTTCTTGAAAAGCACTAACTAACATTCTGTATTCAGAAAGCTGAGCAAGAGCAACAGAAGCACGAGAACCTACTCTTTGTAAATTACTACCAACTAATATAGCTGTTAATCCTTCAGCAGGATTGTTTGGAAACTCTCTAAGAACATATTCAACTGTATTTCTAATTTTAATTTCATCTTCTAAAGCATTTCTTTGTTTTATTTTTTTTGCTATTTGTTGTTCTTTTAGAATTTTTTTAGCAACTTGTTCTGATAATTCATTATCTAAATTATCTAATCTAACTTCTTTTTGAGCATCTTTAATACTTTGAATAATATCTTCTGCTTTTGCAGATGAAATTGATGATTGTTTTAATGTTTTTTCAAGTCTATCTATACATTTATCTTTTGCCATAACTACCTTCCATTAACACAATTAATACTATCTTTAATTGCATCTTTTAATTCTTTTTCTTTAGCAACAAATTCTTGACTTTCAATTCTTGCTTGTTTTAATTCTGCACTTTCTTCAATATCTAAATCTTTTTGTCTTCCTTTTATAATATTTAATTCATCTTCTATTGATCTATTTTCTAAATCTAAATTTCTTTGATCAATGTCTTTTTGTCTTAATACATCTTCTACTTTAATTATGTCTAATTCATCTTCTTTTTTAAAAACTCTTGTTCCTTTATTATCTTCAGTAACAACTCTTTCTTTTGTACCAATATTTTCATCTACAATTCTTGTAGTATTAACTCTTTCATTAATTGGCACAGCATCATTAATTTGAGCTTCTCTAAGTTTAGGATCAAGATCAGCAATAGGTTTAACATTAACAGGATTATCTTCTATTAAATCTGCTAAAGCTCTAGTTAATAATAATCTTCTAGTTTCTGGATCTGTTTCAGCAAGTTCTTTCATAACTCTTGATGTTTCAGGATAATATTCTTTATATAAATTTACCGCAGGATCTTCACCATCTGTGATTCCTGCTGCATTTCTAGCAGCCTCAACTCTATCTTCAAATGCTCTACGAGTTCTAAAATCTTTTAATGCACCTGCTCCTACATGAAGTCCACCACCAATAATAGAACCAAAAGTAACATTTAAAAAACTATCCATTAATCCATAATCAGCTTGTTCTGCTGTCGCTGCTGTTAATACTATTGGTTCAACTGCTGCAGCACCGACTGCTCCTTCTACAACACCTCTAATACCTCTTGCTTTTGTTAATCCTTGTCGTGCAACTAAAGATGCAAATCTAGCTTCACCAACCACAGGTATAAATGCTGATGCTATGTTAATAGGATCTGCAATGCTAACAGCTAAAGAAGTTCCAAGTTTTGCACCACCAGTATAAAAACCAGAATTAAAAGGATTAAAAGAACCTTCTGGACCACGAGCAATAATACTTTGTCTTTCTCTTTCTAAAGTTTTTCTATTAACTAAAATATCAACTGTAGATTGTTTTTCATCTTGTTCAAAAAATAAATCTAAATTAGAATATTTTTTATTTAATTCATCTCTTGATATTAATGGTTCATTAGTATCTTCATTTCTATTTGCTTCTAATTCAAAAAAACGAATAGCAGATGGTAGTGGATTAAAGTTCCAAGCATCTTCTGCAACTGCACCTAATGTTTCGCCTAATGTTGATTTATATAAATCATATCCATTGGTTTTTACATTTTCATTAATATCTAAACCAAAGCTAATATTAGCCATATTATTTTCTAATTCTTGTAGATGATACTCCTGTTAAAGACTCAACTTCTTTTTTTTGTTTTGTAGCTAAAATATTTTTACTCATATCAATATTAGTTGTTGGAAGTTTAAAAGAAGAATCATCAAAATTCATTTTAATTAATTCACCTTTTTTATTTTCAATTAAACCAATAGATCCATCAGATAATGTTACAGCTAATACAATACCATTTCCATCTGCTGTATTTACCCACATACCATTTTTTTGTATTTGAACTTTTATTGCTTTATTTAATTCATCATCAGTAATTTTTTCATTTCCTGATTTAAAAGGTTCAATATCTAATTGATCAATATATTGTTCTTTTATTATATTTGCTTTTCTTTCAATATGCTGTCTTTGTGAATCAACAAGTGGTTTGTTATTATAAATTTTAGGAATAAAATAAGTGTCTTTTAAATCAAAATTACCAGTAATATAACCAGTTGCTTCACTAACAGCTTTTGATGGATCTTTACCTGCAAATATTTTATTAGCAGCAATATAAGTAATAACTTCTTGTATATCAGATATTTCTTTTAATGCTTTTTCTGTATCAAATGGATTTGATTTTACTATAATTTTTTGAAAATCAGATAATTGTGTAGCAACATCTTTTCTTAATTCATCTTTACTAATTTTATCGCTGTCTTTTAAAAATTGATCTAATCTTTTTCTTTCTTCTTTATTATCAATACTTGTTGCTTGTATTGCAAAATTTTCATCATTAAAATAAGAAACAAGTTTAGCAGTAATTGGTAATTCATTTCCACTTAACTGAGTTAATAATCTTCCATAATTATCTCCATATTGATTTTCTAAAGATTGAAGATAAGCAATTTTTTCTTGTGGTTTTCTACTATTATAATCTTGAACTATTGCTACAGCATTTGCTTTTGGAAGAACTTTTATATTATCTGAATAAATACCAATGCTTTCTTGTGCATCAACAACGCTAGCAACATATTTTTTAAATTTTCTATCTTTAATTGTTGGATCTTGTTCTTGTTGGTAATCATTAAAATTATTTTTAACAACAGGATTATATCCTATAACTAAACTAGCTGGATCTTCTTTAGCTAATCTTGATTTTTGACTAGCAGTATTAATTAAATCTTGTTTTAATTTTAAATCAAATGCAGCAGACTCTGGTCTAATTTCAAAAGATTCAATAATTTTATTTTCATCACCAAGTTTAGAATTATAAATTTGTTTTTTAAAATCTTTTGTTTTTATAATACCTGTTTCTTTTTCAACAAAGTCTGAGTAATATTGATTACCCATAATATCTTTAACAGCCTTTTTATCAATTTGTATTGGGTTATCTGTTTCAAGAGCTGCTAAATAATTTATAGTATTATCTTTAATAACTGGTTTAGCATCAGAGATTGCTTCTGCTTCTAATCTTAATCTATCTTCACCGAGAATATCTGGATAGTTATTTATATCTTTAATTCTTTGTGCTGCTTCAACAGCATTAGAAGTTAAATCTCTTTTAAATTCTAATTTTTGAACTGTACTAGGTATGTTTCTTACCTTTTTTAAATAAGTATCATCATCAATTATAAAGTCTTTTCTTAAATCCTGATATAAAACCCCAAGATCTGCATATAATGTTTCTTTTTGAAGTTGATTGTCAGAATATAAAGCTGATGTAATAATTCTTTGTTCTTTAATGTCTGATTGATTAACTCTATCTTGAATTAAATTTTCTCTATTTTTTGTAAGTACAGAAGATAATTGTTTTTTTTCTTCAGATAAATAATTATTTACAAATAAATTTTTAACAGATGAACTTGGTGCTTCATTTGCATATTTATCTCTAATTTGTTTTGAATATTGTAAAAATAAATCTGAACTTGTTATTGGATCTGAAGATTTAGAAAGTCTTGCTTTTGTTTCTTCTAATTCAATAGATGCTTTATTTTCTAATTCTAATGCTTGAGTTTTTTCAATTACAGCTTGTTCTTTTACATAGTAATCATTTAATGTTTTTATAACTGGTTCAAATGCAGAAGCTGCACTTCCAGCACCAGAAAGAGGAACTTGAAAAGAAGTTTTAATGCTAGGTACTTCAGCAGTAGGAACTCCTTGAGATGTAAATGTAGGAATTTTTGGCATTAGAATGATCCTTCTGTTCCAGTTAATCTTGTGTTAATTGGAGAATATGTGGGTGCAGATGAAAATATATTTCCAGCACTTGTTAATAAACTTGATCCAGCACTTGTTCCTAAAAATGTACTTGCACCTTTAAATAATGTACCCATAGCAGTCAATCTTCCAGTTTGTCTTGCAATACCACCTTGTATCCTATAAAAGTTTGCTTCTTCAAACTTTCTTGCTTTTGCCACATCACCTTCGTAACTTATTATATTTCTTTGTATTTCTGCTTCTTCAGCATTTTTCATTGCTATTCTAAGAGAAGTTGGTGATCCTATATCAGCTCCTGCTTTTGCAGTTGATACAGTTGTTTTGCCTACAAATTTTTGATAATCTTTATTAAATTGACCAAGTTTAAATTCTGTTTGTTTATCTATTACTCCACCTTCTTGTTCAGCTATTTCTGCATTTCTATTTTGTACTGATTGATTAAATTTACCAATAGCACTTTGTTGTTTAGCTTGAACAACACTCATTCCTAAAGAAACGTATGGTACAAATGGTAATGCTGCTGCCATTAGTAAATCCTCGCAAATCGGTAATGATCTGTGTCATCAAAACCATAGTTCTTCATTAAACCTTCATTAGTAAATCCTAACCACTTAGCAAATCTAATTCCAATTCCAAAGTCAGCTCGCACTGCAGTTTGTAATCTTTTAATATTATTAGATGTTGCAAGATAATCTATGTTTTGC